ATTTTCCAAATCTTGTTTCGCCTTCTTCTAATACGCCAAAAGCATTTTCAAGTGAACGCGCAAATTGATTTTGAATCGCCATTCCAGCATTGACGGCCAACGCTCCGAAATCAACCAATTCTTTTTTAATTGCAACCATTGCTGGCTTCAGTTCCATCAACGCGGGCGTTGCTTTTCTCGGCAACTCCATGAACGCTTGTGACATTCTTTTCAATCCGAATGTTGCGCCCGCCGTTGATTGGTTTATTTCTTCAATTACTGGCGGCAAAGTGCCAAGCGATTCCGTTGTTTCTTCTGCCGTTTCTTTAACTAAACCAAGGCTTTTCGCTACACCGCCAAACACTTCTCGGAACGATTTCAAAATCGGTTGTTCTTCGCGTTGGAATTTTTCGAATGGTTCAATTAGTACGGAATCTTTTCCTAAAACTGACGCGACCTTGTTGAATGCCGCAATCAATGTATTGATTAAAGGCAACACAAAATTGGCAACGTCACGGAATGCGTTTCGCAAACCAGTGGAAAAGGCTTCGCTATTTTCTCGAACGTAAATAAACGCCGCCGCCAATGCAAAGATTGCGATTGCAATCAATGTGATTGGTGACGTTGCAAGTTGTACGGCAACACCAAGCGCGCCCGTTGCAATCGTTTGCAAAATCGTAGCCGCGCGAAGTGCAGTCATAACACGAACTAAAGACCCCGCGACAAAAATCATCGGGCCAATTGCCGCCGCTAATCCCGCAATGACTGCAATAAATATTTTCAACCCCTTTGGCAAGTTGTTGACGAACGTTGCAAATTGCGTCAACTTTTTGATGACTGGCGTCAATGCCACTGATATCAAACCACCAAATTCAATCGCTAAACCTTCGACCGCTGAACCCAATGCTTTGGATGCACCCGCGGCAGTCATATCCATGATTTTTGCCATTTCTGACGCGCTTCCCGCCGCGTTCGCGAATTCTTCATCAAGTTTCGCGATGCCGTCAATGTTGTCAACCAATGTGATGAGTGCCGTTTGCGCTTGTCGCCCAACCTCATCCATTGCACCACCAAGGTCCAAACCTTCAGCGGCCAATTCTTTAAGTGCAGTTGATGTGGATTTCCCCGATGTTTCAATTTCGGAAATAATTCTGCGCAATTGCGTCCCGGCTTTTGAACCTTTGACACCCGCATTGGCAAGAATCGCCATCATTGCCGTGGTTTGCTCTAAGGAAATCCCCGCGCTTTTTGCCGTTGGCGCAACATTCTTCATCCCTTCCGCAAAAGATTCAATATCCAAAGCCGACGATGCAAATGATTTCGCCATCACATCGGTGACGCGTGTCGTTTGATTAACATCAAGACCAAAACCCCGCAAGGTTGCACCCGCCACTTCGGCCGAACGTGCCAAATCACTCCCCGATGCTTGCGCCAAATTCAATGTGGCTTCAGTGACACCCGTGATTTGTTTGGCAGTGAAACCAAGTTTTGCAAATTCCAATTGCAATCCAGCAACTTCGCGCGCGCTGAAGATTGTTGAACGTCCTAATTCTTTGGCGTTGTCCGATAGTAATTTGAACTCATCAGCGGTCGCACCCGATACGGCTTTAACCTTGGCCATCTCAAGTTCAAAATCACGGAAAACACTGAATGACATCGCACCCAACGCGGCAAGTGGCGCGGTCAACTTCATGGACAAATTCTTGCCCGTTTGTTGCATCTTGCGGCCGAACTTGTCCATTGAACGTTCGGCCTTGTTTAGACCTTTACGGAATGGCGCGATGTTCGCGGTTAGTCGGAAATTTAATGAACTAAGACTTGCCATTGGCTTTTGCGCGTTGTTTGCGTTCGTTTATTGCTTCTAAAATCTCGCCGCGTGTCCAAACCTTGTGGTTCTTCTTCGGCTTGCTTTCCCAAGGAAACACAATCAAATCTTTCGGCTTGATGCGCTTCTTTGTGTGTGGATTCAAAAGGATTGTTGTCATCCAACGCGTCCTTTCCCAATCCGTTTGCTCCTTTCGGTTTTGACGTTCGTTCCAACCTTCAACCAAGTTGCCCCACTCGCGTGGCAATAGGTCATAAAATTGGGACGGCATCAATCCAATTTGACCGAACGCGAACGCTTCCAACGTGTCCCATGTTGCAACGTCACCTTGTTGCGACGTTCGGTCATTTACTTTTTTTCACTACCCGATGAGAATTGTTGTTCAAAGACGGCGAACGCCTTTTCAATCAATCCTTCATCCTCATCAATCCAGTCGGCAACATCTGCCACATCATATCGGAATTGTGATTTTTCTTTTCTTGCGCCGTCTTTGAATCCGCAATACATCAATGTGATTGCTTGGTCCAAAGTCATATCGTCGCCAAGGTTTTCCAATTGCGCCAATGTTGTTCCCGTCATTCTTGAGAATTCACGCAAGGCGTTGAATCCAAATCTAATTGGGTGTTTACGTTCCCCGATTTCAATGATTGTTGTCATATTCTTTTTGTTTTGTTGTTGTTAGGTAATAAAGGGACCGCCCGACGGACGGCCCCGAATCAATAATTTAAGACGGAACTGCCGCTTGAAGAAGTACACCAGTGCCGGTGAATCCGAACGAATACGTCACATTTTCCTCAACACCCGCTTCTTGTTCGTAGCTTGTCAAATATGCGTCGCCAGTGTAGTCAATCTCTCCAGCCGTCATTGAGCCAAATTGAACTTTCACTTTCGTGCGGTTTGATAACAATGTGAAAAGGTCATCCGGTGTGTCATAGTCGCCGCTTATTGAATACGTCACTAACCCGTCGCCACTAAGTGACCACGCTTTCAAACCTTCAAGATTTTCTTGCCATCCGGCTGAATCTTTGTTTGTGGTGTCGCGTGTTTCCATTGAAACACTCAATGATGCCGATGTTGTACGACCAATGATGTCGAAAGAACTTCCGCCATCTTCGCTGATTTGAATCACAACGTCCGTTGAATTCATGATGCTTGTTACTGCCATTTTTTTACTTTTTTATCGTTTTTAAATTTACAAAATCAATCGCGAGATACGCGGAATTTCAAATCAACTTGTGACCCGAACGTCCGTTCATCATCGCTGAACAAATCGCGTTGGCCTTCAAAGGCGCACGATTTTACTTTCACCCCGCCAATCGTTTGGTTCATTCTTATGAATGCACTCCGAACGTATTCAACGGCGTTTTGTGTGTCCGAATACTTTGTTGAAATCAACGTGATTCGAACATCTATTTCGTCAATATGCGAATCGCTTTCTTTCGACATACTTGTGGTAATGTTTGCCACCTCGTAAATCGCGAACGGCGTCGCTTTTGTTTGCGCTCCAATTACTGGAAACACGCGCCCACCAAACAACGTGTTCAAATCTGAATCGCTGGTGAACTTTGATTTGATAACTTTCCCAATCATATGCGCGCGGCTTTTACTTGTTTATTAAGAAACCCACGCATCAATCGCTTGAACTCGTTTCCAACGCCACCCGAATTTCTTGTTCGTGCGCGTTTGGCAAATCCTTTGTTTGGTCCATTATATTGTCCGTCCTTTAAATATCCGTATTCCAAAAAGTGTGCGAACCAACCACCCTTTTCCGGGTCGCTAAACGCACGCTTCACCCTTGGACCAACTGACAACGATGCAAACGTTGCCCCACGATTCACACGCGTGGTGATGATGCCCATTGATTTCTTCAACTGGCCTTTGGTTATTTCTGCATAAATGCCGCCGTTTCGGTACACCTTAAACGTCCCCGACTTGATGTTCGTGATTTCGTCTTTGTAACCTTTCAACATCGGTTTCAATGACTTGCGTGCAATGCGGCGAATTTGTGCAGTCGTCACCCCATCGTGTAAGTTTTCCAACTCTTTGAAAGCGCGTTCGAATTCCTTCTTGATGTCCTTTTCATCAAAGCCAATAAAAGCACCACCCGAACCACCGCCCGTGCGTTTGCTTCTTGCCGACATCATTCGTTCCGCAGTTGTTCCCATTAGTCCGCAAATCTTGTCACAATCTTTTGGAACGACTTGCGTGCGTCTGCATTCAAAATCGCTTCGATTGTGTAGGTTTTGTTTTCGTATACAATTTGCATTTGCTCATTAATGTCTGAGCGGTAACGAATGAAAAATTCGACTTTTTGCGTGGCGACCATTTGGTTTCCATCCTCACCTTCATTCCCGCTTTTTTCCACGACCTTTGCCCAAACATTGGCCAAGGTTGTGAACGACAAAATCACTTCACCGAAATCATCAGTTGATTCGTTGAACGATTGAATCGTGATTCTGCGGTCTAATTGTCCCGACTGGTCAATCATTAGAATGTGAAGATTCGATATGGGTTCCACAAATATTCGGATGCCGTTGGCAGTTGACGAACGCGGTCCATTCTTTGGTCGTACAATTCAGAAATGACCAACATCATTCCTTGAATCAACGGCTTTGGAATTGCAGACACGGCCGTTCCAACGACATAGCGAACAATTAATTGGTTAATAACACCCGCGCCCGTTGTCCATCCACCGATGGATTGAATGCGTGCGGGTTCTGAAATTAAATCGGTTGTGTACAACGATGACGCAATTGTCGCCGTTGAACCGATTTCGTCAACATAAGAAACCGAAGTGATTGATGCAACTGGTCCGCGTGATAAGTACAACAAGTTCGATTGACCATCCCAATGATTGCGCGGGAACTGGTCAAAATATTCATCGATTGTTGTCGTCACCAAAATGCGTCGCGTGTATTGTTCACACATTTCACGGGATGCCGATATCAATGCCGAAATCAAAGTGTCGTCATCGCTATGGTCAACGCGCAAAAAATTCTTTGCTTCCGCCAATGTGATGGGTTCGGACGCCGCGGGCGTTACAATATCAATTGCCATTTCTTATCGTGTTTCTTTTGACGTGTTCTTTTTCACCGCCTTCTTTGCGCGTGCTTTTGGTGCTTCGGCTATTGCCTCACAAAAACCCGCATTCAAAAAATCGGTCAACATCTCATCGGAGTGGATTTCCACCACCGCATGCTTGCGGTAGTGGAATCCGTTACCCGATACAGATTTCAAAAATCTGACCTTCATGATTAGGCTTGAGCCAAGTATTTGACCGCACGGCTATCAAGAACCTTCGCATCCTTACGAGCGTAAGAAACGAAACCAACTTCTAATTCGTCCATGTAGCGTTCGTTCAAACGTACCATTTGAACACCACCAGCAGAACGAACAACGAACTTGCTGAAGTCAGCCGCGAGCAATGTTTTCTTGCCAGTCGTGATTGCTGATTCCATATCGTTGTTGTAGTATAGGTTGAATCCGAATAGTTTGTCCGGCTGACCCGCTTCCATCGATGGGATGAAGATTGGGAAGTCATTTGCAGAACCAAGACCTAAAGCACGAATTGCCGCGATAACGCTATCGTTCGCCATCAAACCGAATGTTGGCTTGTTGCGGTACGATGGGTCAATTGAGTGGATAAGGTCCAAGATATCGTCAGCAACGATTGCCGTTGCAGATGCCGCGGTGTTTCCTAAAGATGCACCCGTGATGATACCTTGTGGCTGGCTTGAACCAGTACCCGTTGTGAATGCCGCGTTTGTTGCGCGTGCGATTCTTTCGCCCATTGCTTCAGCTAAGAACGCGTTCAAATCGAATGCGTTGTCTTGCAACAATTGCATTGACACACGAACTTGCGATGCGTAGTTGTAAGCAGACAATTGCGCGTTGGCAAATGTGAGGTCTTGAACTCCGACCGCCGCTGCCTCAGAAGTCAAAGCCGCATCCGTGGCCGTGTCGTTGATTGTAGGATAATCCAACAATGCGCCACCCGCCGTGTTTAATTTTTTAGCTAAACGCTCAACTTCGCCAGTGAACAATGTCGCCATGTCCAATTCGTTGCTGAAATCTTGAGGTACTAAGAAACCACCTAAAGAATCAGTTCCAGCGATTTGCGTGCTTGTTCCACGTAATTCACCCATGATTGAACGCTCGTTTGCGTTCAAAGAACCCATTCCGTTGCGTAGGTATTTTTCGAATGCACCTTTGCGAGTTGCTTTTGGAGCCGCTTCACGAACTTCAGCGTTTGCCGCCAATTCTTTCTTCATCTCGGCAGTGCGCTCGATAACGTCGATTTGGTCTTTGATGCTTCTTGCATCTGCTTCCATTGCGTCGAATTTCGACTTTTCTTCGGCGTTCAAAGAACGTCCTTCTTTTTGTGCCGCGTCAACGATTGCCGTTGCGCCTTTGATTAGTTCCGCGCGTTGTCCGCGGAGTTCGATGTTTTTCATCGTTTAGAAATTTAGAATTTTACTTTTATACAAATAAAGGTTGGAATCTTCTTCCTTCGTTTCCACGACTTCGGATTCGGTATTCTCTACCGATGCCGCTTTCGCTTCTTCTTTGGGTTCCGTTTCCAAATCGCGCTTCAACTCCGATGTTGCGTCCGGATAAGCCGGTTGACTTACTGGGCTTACATCAAGCAAACGTGATACTTTTTCAATGATTCGGTAGGTTGTTCCATCGCGTTGTTCCCATCTATCTTGTTCGATTAGGAAAGCGAATGAACTTTGATTGACGTCGCCGCGCTTCATCAATTCCGCCAAATCATTGGCATATGTTGTGTTCGGTAAATCAACTTCATAAAACAAACCTCGTTTGTCCGTGCTGATTCTTAGTGTGCCACTTGACACACGTCCCAACAATAAATTTTCGTCGTGGTTAAAATAGGCACGAACATCGTTTTCCATAACGCCATCGAACGCACCCGTTGCAATTTGTTCGTAGAAACCACCCATCCATTCGGAATCCGAATTGTAAACGGCGGCATAACCACGAATCGTGTTTCCATTTTGTTCCGCGCTTTCCATTCGGAATTCGCGTTGTTCTTTTACGACCGAAGACTTGCGAACCTCGGCGTCGAATTTTTCTAATGTGCTAAATCTATGGACAACGTTCAACACTGGTTTGCGTTCAACGTATGCGTCGGATTCTGAATCGTAGCGGTAAATTCTAATCAATGCCGCCGGGTCATCCTCGGTTCCTTTGACGATGAATCCGGAATCCGCTTCCACTTCGCCGTCTTTTTCAACCTTAATGATTCGGCCATAAGCATTGCCGCCCGATGAGTTCCAACGCACAAAGTCACCAACCGCCAATTCGTTTGGTTCTGCTCTTTCGTTGACGAGTACACCGCGAACGCTTTCCACAACGGACGCGTTGTTGTCGTAATGTTTAACGATGTCAAGTGATTTGATTTTCGCAATCTTTTCTTCATCGCTACCCATTGCAAAAACGCGTTCTTTTTCAATGCCGTTTGCAATCGCGAACCCTTGTAAATATTCCGCATCATTGCGCGCGCTGATGATATAAATTTCCGAACCCTTTGATTTCTCTTCTTCTAAATAAGCGCGGCCAATGTCATTGTTCAATGTGCCGTCAAAATCAAAAGAAACGCGTTCGGTATCTTGTTCGTTTGACATCTCACCTTTGCCGAATGTGATGACGATTTCCTCATCGGTTTCAACAACGGATTTGATATGCCGTTCGTTCTTGCTTTCGCTTTTATCTTCTTTCATTTTTTCAATCGTTCTTTTTGCCCAATTCAACATCGGGTCGCCACCCCACGCGGCATACATAATCGAACCACAAATTTCTTTTCCATCCTCATCGGTGAAACGACCTTGGTCGTATGTTTTCGCACGCGATAAAAACGAAAAGGTCCGAACCAAAACATCGTCCGAAATCGGTGCGCCGCTTGACAATTGCGATGCACGTGTCCAACCGACGGGTGTGCCGCAATCGGTTCCGTTGTCCTCGCGGTGTTTTAACGCTTTTTTAGCGTTGTTCTTTGCCCCTTCGGGATAATCACTCCACGGCATCGTTTGCGTCGTTTTGTGGGTTCGCCACGTCAATCATATTCATTGGTTGCAAGTATGCATCACCGCCATCGATTGGGGCCATATTTTCCAACTTGCGGACATCGTTTGCGCTAATCCATCCCCATTGACGTCCCTTTGTATAGGCCTCGTAACGTGAACGAATATCACCACGCAACAATCCGTCCATATTGAAACGGATGTAATATTCAGAATCGCCAACAAACAACTTGCGATTGATTTCCGATTCCCATCTTTTCACCCAAGGCAAAATCGTATTGCGTTGGAACATAATTCCTTGCTCTTCGACGTTGGCACGTGTGCTTGAATTTTCCATTGAACCCAAATAAGCCAATGGCAAACGGAAAAAACGTGCGATATCTTCAACGCCGAATTTTCGTGTGCTTATGAATTGCGATTCTTGTGGACTGATGGACATTTTTTCAACCTTCATTCCTTCTTCGAGAATCGCCGTTTTGTGCGCGTTATCCAATCCCGCGTTGCGTTGTGTCCACGAACGAATCAAACGTTTATATGCTTCATCGCTAAGGCGTCCCGGATGTGTTAAGACTGCGGAAACGTTTGCACCATTTCCAAAGAACGAACCGCCGAACTGGTCGGCCGCTAATCCAAGGCCGATTGATTCACGTGCGGATTCAATGACCGACTTTCCAACAACGCCGTCGAATCCTAATCCAACCAAGTGAATCATTTCGGAATCGTCGAATGTTTCTTTTTCGTCTACTTGATAGAACTTTTCGTCTTTGTATACTTTGACATCAACACGATTTGGTGAAATCGGAATCAATTGAATTGGGTTCCCAGCACCATCGCGTTTGATTGCGATGAACGCGTTGCCGTGCAAACACAAATTTGCTTGACACGTTTCGCGGAATGTGAAATCCGTCATCATCGCATTTGGATGATGAATCAATTTGTTGATTGGATGCGCTTCGGCATCGGTGACGATTCCGTCCGTGGTTTGCTTAACGCTCCACGGCAATGTTGCCATTGTTTCAGAAATAACACGAACGGCACCAAAGACGGCCGACAATTGCATCGCGGTGTTTTCCGTGACTGCAATGCCCGTTTTTGATTCGTTGTCGCTGAACATCCATTCGGCTGGGTTAGCCAATGATGTTGATGGGCGATTCGGATTGGAACGAAATGCGCCCAAAATGCGCCCGAATAAATTTTGATTTTCGGCCATTCGGTTGAAAATGATTGTACAATTCGGGGTCAATATACGTAATCATATGCAACAAAACAATGGCAAAAAAATGGGGACGTCACCACAACGTCCCCAACCAAACCAAACACCAATCGGGCAGAACGCCCGTGGTTCTTTAAATAGCTTTGTGAATTGCCGAATTTCTTTTCAAACGCTCGTTCAATGCTGAACGGCTGAATGAAACGTATATCGAGCATTCCTTCAATATGATTCCGGATGGCGTGATTGATTCCACCAAAAATTCTTTTCCCGTGCGCGTCATCTCGATGATGTCGCCGATTGATATGTCGTCAACTGGTTCCATGTTCGTTTTGTAATGTACGGAATCTTTTGTCGTTGTCGTGTAATACATAGGCGGAAAATTTATGGCGACCATTTCGGGCCGCCTTTGTTTTAAAAATTTCTAAAAAATCCCTTATCCGAATACCAGTTCGACCAATATCCGATGTGCTTTCCTTCTGAATCGTAGAAATTAACCATTCCGTTCATCTTTGACCCGTGGAATTTCATTTGAACGCAAGTTGGAAAAACTTCTTTCAACATTTTTTTTGCTTCTTTTCCGAATGTCTTTGTTGGTGTTTCGATTCTGAATTGTGTCATTGTGGTGTTTGTTTGGTCGTTGGTTCGTTCCAACACTTCAAAGATAACAAAAAAACAATACAATCCACAAAACGTGAAAAACTTTTTTAATTATTCCCAACGTGTTCAACATCCGAACGCATCACGTTGATGATTTCGCCATTCAAAAGGATGCGCACAATGTACCCGTCGCCCGATTCTGCAATCCACGGCGTCATTCCACATTCAAACAATTGCATCGCCAATGATTGGGCATCTTTAATGTTCATCATAACATTCGTATTCCTTGCGATTCATATGTGGACGTTCCCGTCATATCCTTTCCTTCCATCGTCATCATCTCACCCAATGCCATAATCATTGCAATGATTCCGTCAATCTTGTCACCCGCTTTTGATTTGCTGAACTTTACATTCTCGGCATCGTCTTTTTTGGTGACCACATTGGCCGCCATCCATCGCATCATTCCGTGACCGCCATGATGCAACAATCGTTTCTTCACCAAGATTTCCGCATTCTTAATCGGTGCGGTCATAGATATAAAACCTTGGCCAAACGGGTCCATCTCAATACCAGCGTCGGTCAATTGTTGGACCAGTGAATTCGAATTCCATCTATCAAACGCAACGGATTGAATGTCAAAGATTTCCGCACATTCCTTGATTGTTCTTTCAATGACCGCGTAATCCGTGGAATTCCCTTCCGTCACAATCAGTTCGCCAGCACTCACGAATTTATCATAAGAACCACCCGTTTGATTCCGACGTCGTTCAACGGCGGCTTCACTAACAAACAATCGCGGCACAATCTTCACGGATTCGTCGTCCATTGGGAACGCTAAAACGAACGCGGTGACATCTTCAACCGCGGCCAAATCTAATCCGGCGTAGCATTTACGGCCACGCAATTGTTCCAAATCTACATTGCCCGCCGATTTCATCCACTCGTCATCAGTAATCCACGACGCCAATGAGTTGACCCACTGGTTCAAATGCAGTTGTCGGAATGCGATTTCCGATGACGGCAACGTCTTTGCCTCGCGCGCCATCTTTTCAAAATATTCGGGCTTGATTGAGATGCCGAAATTTGGGTTTGCTTTTTTCCAAATCTTTGGGTCGTGAATATCATCATCCGGGTCCGCCTCATATATAAGTGGCAAGAATGTATCATCCTCAATCACACCTTCCTCAACTCGTTTGCCGTACGAATACAATTCATGACAAATGGAATTCGTGTCGAACACTCCAGCCGTTGTGATTGCAATCATCAAAGGTTGCGAACGCGCACCCATTGACGTCGCCATCACATCCCACAATTCGCGATTCTTGGCCGTGTGCAATTCATCATAAATGACCGCGGACGCATTTGCCCCGTGCAACAATCCAGCATCGGCGGCGACTGCTTTAAGGAACGAATTCGTTCCGTTTAACACAATTGAATTTTGAA